TCCCTCAACTTGGTAGTCGCGGGGAGCGTACTTGCAGATAGAATTCATATAATCTTTTACACCTTCCTTTGAGATGTGCTCATTTACCTCAAAAGGAAGACCATAATACTTATTGTTTCGAAACTCGTAAGTGTATTCGTGCTGCTCACAAAATCTTATGAGTTTATCTAATAGACCGACGTATATTTCTTGCGTATTAATATTGAACAGGTGAATGTAACCATCCCACCACTTATTTTTGTAGGCTGGTGCGAATTTAGCATTTGGAACTTCAAATTGAAATGCGTCTCTTAACTCATAGTAGACGTGTGGATCTGCTTCAACTTGAAGAAATACCTCATTCTTCTTTGAAATAATCAAATGTGACATTCATAACATATCAGTTATGATTATTTATTTCTGTTAATTAAACCCTGCCTGGAAGCGGTTCCACTCAATGGCATTTTTTATCTGGAATGTTCTGTTAGAGACTGTCTTAATAATCTCTTCAAGAAACTTCAGCATAATGTCATAGTATCTGATTTTAAGATCTATTTTATTCAGTCTCTCATCAGCGTCCAGATGCCTCTGTAACGCCTCTTTGTCTCTAACTTTATATGGGAATGGTTCTTCAACATAAACCTCTGCTGGTGCCTTTCCTGTGTAGTAGTTGTATCTTTCTAATTTGACCCTACTATAAGTTTCTCTTGCCTTTTCTCTCAGGAGAGTGATTGTATTGTATATGATATAATATTTGGAATGAAGTTGTGGAATTTTTAAAGATTCTTCGTGTAAATTATCAGGGTCTATGACAGAATCTCTCTGCCACATCTCCTGGATTTCATCAAGATTCATAGACCTGTGGTAATATCATAGATAGTATACTTGAAAGATGCTTGTGCTGTAAAGTATTGAATATCAGGTTGTGTCGTATCAAACTCTAAAGATGATAATGATGTAGGAAATAAATCTTTAAATTTGACAATTGCGCTGGTATTATAATTGCTGTCTAAAATATACAAACTTCCATCACTAAATGCTCTTTTAGGATCTAATGGTTGTGTTAAATCATCTTGATTTGTAAGTAAATCTATATAATCTTGAGCACTTTCTGGAAATCCTAAACCAGTAATCCAATTGTGAATTGCCATATAATTGACCATATCTTCATCAACTAAAAATTTTAAAGACAAGTCACCATATGCAATTTTATTTCCGGGAACATCAATATCTTTTAAATAAGTATTTTGTATTTCAGTTTGCAGAGTTATTTCTGGGATTTTGCTACTTGTACAAAAAAATGTAACTTTTGGTTCTTTTGCTAGAGTAAATTTAAATCCAACAGGAGAAAGAAAATTTCTATTTTGTATTTGATTGCTAAATGCTGATGCCATTATTGTATAGGAGATGAAATTGTATTGCGAATCAACCTACCAACAAATCCGCGAGCATAATCTCCTTTTTCTTTTTGTTGAGGTTTTGGGGACATTTGCGGTTTCATTGCAGGTGGTCCAGATGCATATCTTTGCCCTGGGGGAATAACTGTTGATCTAAGATTTTTTTGAACTTTAGGATCTGATAATTTATTTACAAGATCTGGGTGAAATGCTTCGTCACAAAAAGTCTTAAATGATTTCATTTTTATTTTTATTTAGATAAAAAAAAAGACCTCCCGTAGGAGGTCTTGAAAATGTGTGAGAATGACTCACATAAGATTTGCGACCTTAACTCTTCTGTAGTAAACGTTAGAGTTAGTTGCAATGTTGTCTGGAGCGGTTGGAGTAGTAGCGCCCTTCGCAAATGGATTCGCAACGATTCCATAACGAGTCTTGAATCCGATTTTTGGTTGGAAGGTTTGCTCACCAACAGCACGTACCATCTGGAGAGGTACATATGGGCAGTAGAAGAGACCTGCATCATAAGGAGATGCACCCTTATAACCGACAACGTAGAACTGGTTAGCAGCAACGTTTGCCGAATATGGGTCGATGTAGACTCTGTACTTACCTTGGAGAACACCAGCGAAGGTGTTACCAGTGTCATCAACGTTCAGGTTAGCGTTGAGTGCAGGGGTGTAATCGAGAACACCTGCCATGGTGAGTGCCGAAGCAACGTCAGCAGAGCAGAGGATCATGTTACCCTTTCCTCTACGAGTTTGTTGTGCGATAGCGTTGGCATCGCGCTCGATTTGGAAAATAAGACCTTTGAACTTCTCAACCGACCAACGACCGTTGGAGTCAACATCAAGGTCAAAAGTACCAGCGGTAGCGGTGTTAACCTGAGCACCAGGAACAGCAACCTTATAAACGGTACGGATGATTTCTCTGTTAATTTCAGCGAGAATCTCAGTGCTGAGGATGTTAGCAAGCTCAGCCTCTGCATTCAGACCATGAATTGCCTTCAGGTCTTGTGCGAGTTCGAGCGAGTACTCAGCCTTCAGTGCGCGTGACTTAGCAGTAACGGTAAGTTTCTCAATCGAGAATGCCATCTCGTTGAAATAATTAGAAGCACCGTCACCAAGTGCTTCAGCGTTACCGGTGGTCATACCCTCACCAACGTTGTACTGGTTAGCACCAGTTGCAGCGTTATTCGCTTGGTTTGAACCATCTAGAATTGAAGGATTGGTTCCACCCTGAGCGGTTGTACCAAGACCAACAGTTCCGTCAATGAAACCTGAAGAAAGATTTCTGCTGTTATTCTGACCAGAGAATGCGGAATCTACTTCATTGTAGAATGTCTCAGCACCACTCTGATTCTGATAACGTGAACGCATTGCAAAAATGAGTCCAGTAGGGCCGTTCATTGGTTGAACGCCACACAGATCATATGCAATCAGGTTAGGCATCGAACGTCTGATCAGTGAGATCAGAACTGGATCGAAACCAGCAACAGGGGAACCAGTTCCACTTGCTGCACTACCACCAAATCCGCCAGTACCGGCAGAGTTAGTTGGGGAAGCTTCGCTAAGGAAAGAACGCTCTTCACGAAGTTCTCTCTCTTGGTTTTCTAGCAGGATAGCAGTTACCGATCTACGATGTGAATCTTTGATTTGATCCATTCCTTGATAATCAAGGATCGGTGCCCACTTCTCCTGCAGATATTCGGTGTTGTACATCTGCATTTGTTTTTACCTCTTTAAAAAGTTTTGTTTGATTTATGATTTAAAAATCACTTGTTAGCGACTCTGCTGAGAGTCTGAAGATATGCTTCCATAATTGGAGAAACTGAAGATTGTTCAGATCCTTCATAGGAAACTTCTTCCGATAAGTTCTCAGTCATGTCTCTCTGAGTACCAGTGTTCGATGGGAAATATGATTCCCTCAAGGTTACCAGTTTCTCACGATAGTTTTCTTCACCATCAAACTCAACATTTTCTGCAAGAGAAGCGAGTTTGTCTTTCTGAGAAAGTGCAAGACCCTCAGCGACATCTGCAAAGATTACATCAGCAACTGACTCTGCTAATCTTCTATTGAGAGCAATATTTCTTTCGATTTGCTCGTTGAGTTTTTCTTCCATTTCATCAAGTTTATCTACCATACTCTCGATAACATCATATCTATCTTCAGGGATTGAAACATAATGATCTTCAAAAAGACTCTTCATTCCAGAAAGGAATGATTCGGTCATTTCAGTCTTGAGACCGTGCTCAATTGCGAGTGCATTTTCTTGAATCCACTCGTCAGCAACATACTCAAGATATGTATCGACGCGCTCAGTGAGTTCTTGTTTGATAAACTGAACTTCCTCAATAAGTGCATTCTCATAAGTTTCTTGAAGTTCTTCTTTAATTTCCGAAACTTTGGAACGAATTGCAGCTTCAAAAATAGTGCGTGCCTTTTCTTGGAACTCTTCTGAAAGTTCTTCTCCTTCTAAAAGAGCATTGACATCTTCTTCAATGTCAAACTCTTCTTTCATTTCATCTTCATCATCTTCTTCATCATCATCATCATCTTCTTCTTCATCATCTTTATCATGCTTTTTCTTAGTAGAAGCTTCAGCAACTACCTCTTCATCTTCGTCGAATTCTTCTTCATCGACAAGATCTTGTTCATCATCAACTTCTTCCTTTGCCACTGTTGGCATAGGTTCTGCAGATGCTGCTTTAGCATTAACTACATTTTTTACCTGAGCAAGAGTTGCTCCGGGAGTTCTAAGTGTTGCGGAATTATCGTCTGGACGATAATTTTCTGGAGTAGGACCACCTAAATCTTCCCAACTACCAGTTTGCCCAGGAATCATGACTCCAGAAGCATTCTGTGCAATTGTGCTCATTGGTTCAGCAGGTGCAGCCCCTTTGGTTACTACGTTTTCCATTTCTTGTAAATTTCTACCAACGGACATTTTGATTGATTGTGTTATAATCTATATTTATTTATAAATTAAAGATTTAAAAGAAATTCATTGAATAAGTTGAGTTTATGTTCTTCAAGTTTTCTTTGATCTACCAAAGTATCAATTCTTCTTTGAGTTTGCTCTGCAAGTCTCTCACGAAGAATTCCACCTTCCCAAATCCACTCTTTTCCTTCCATAATTCCTTGAACAAAAGCATCAGGTGCAGAAGGGTCGGCAACAATATCAGCAGCAGTTGCTAACATAAAATCCTCACCAACAATTTTATGCCCTTCATTAGTCACTCTCAAGGATCCAACACCACGAGAAGAGACACCAAGACAAACACCTTCTTTAATTAGAGAAGATGCAATTTTACCCATTGGAGTTTCAAGAATTTGTGCTTTACCAATAAAGTTATTTCCATCTTTATAAAGTTCGCAAATTTTATGAGAAACTCTATCAAGATTTACAGTTGGTCCATCAGGATGACCAAGTTCTCCAAGAGCACGTCCTTTCTGCACAAAACTTTCATTATATCTCTTCACTTCTCTTTCCATGATAGAAAGAGGATACATTCTACCATTTCGATTAATTTGTTCTGCTTGTAAAAAAATACCTTTGATATAGCATTTTTGAGAAGAACCTTTACCTTCAGTAATAAATTCTACTTTTTGTACTTCTTCTGTGATGAGTTTCATTTTATTCGGAAACTAATTGGACTACTTCTGTAATACTTAAATTTGTTGCGGCATTATCAGCAAGAGCTGCAACTTTAACACTTCTTGATACTGATGCTTCAGTAACTGTAATTACCCCAACAATAGATGATGTATCTGCAGATATTGTTAAAGTAGATTCTGTTAAATCAGTGACTAATTGATGAATAGTATTTATTCCTGCTGGTTGTGCATTTTCAATTGTTACATAGTCTCCAATAATAAAAGGATTTCCGGCATTGTTTGGAAATGTAATGACTGTTGAGGAACCGGTTGTAATTCCTGCAATTTTTTGCCTAGCAATTCTTTCTTTTATTACTTCATTTCCATATGGTGAAATATAAAAAGAATTGGTGCTTACTGTAGGGTTACCACCCGTTTCAACATATACTGCAGTTAATCCTGCAGCAACTCTAATATATCCACTTTTTAAAGCAATTGGATTGCTAGTTGCAGCAATAGAAACTGTTGGAGAAATTCTACCTACATTTTGAACTATTTTTATTGCCATTATTCATTATCTCCGGTTTGATCATTATCATCAAACATTATTGAAGCAACTTCTGGTCGAAAAGAATCAATTTTTTCTGCAGATTTGGTATAAAGTAACTGTTTAACAGCATCAGAAATATCAGATGGAGATCCATCAGTTGCAATCAAGTCGATAAGGTCTTCCATAAAAATTATTTTATTTATATATGGTTATTTATATTTTTCCACCTTTGGGTTCTGGAATTTCTACTTTAGATACATTTACAGTCGGTTCAATCGGCACTTCACCACCAGCACCTTGTTCAATTGCTTGTCCGGCAGTTTCTTGATCTGTAGGAATTGGATTTCCCATTTCATCTACTTGTGCATTAGGATCAGGTAAAATTCCTTTTGCAATTTCATCTTCAATTTGAAGATCAATTTCAATAATTTCAGAATCTGTTTGGCGCAGAATTTTCTTACGAACATATTCTGTCGAATAATATTTACCAATATAAGGTTCTACTGTAGTTGCAAGAGTCAATCTATTGGTCAATAATTCTGCTTCCTTTAGTTCTGCAAAATGGTTATCATACAAGAAATCATACTGAATATGATCGCTCATTTGTTCCCAATCTTCTGGGGAAACTATATTTTTTAATAATAATTGAGTACGAAGGATATCATTAAAAAGATTAGCGAATCTTTTTCTAAGTCTTCCAACAAACTTAGAAAACATTAATTCATCACGAAGAATCTCTGATGATCTACCGAGATTAAATCCATCACCACCTCCAGCAATTCTTGTTTCTGGAATTCCAAGTGCCCTATAAAGTTTCTTTTGGAAATATTCAATATCAGAAAGTTCGCCAAGATTTTGTCCACCAGGAAGAGTAGTAATTTCTGTACCACGACCACCTTCTCTTCTTGGTAACCAAAAATCTTCAAGCATACTCATAAATTTACGATCATCACGAACTTCTCCTGTATTAGCATCATAAACTAACTTATTTCTATAGCGAGACATAACCTCTTTGAGGTATTGTTCTGCTTTTACTTTAGGAAGATTTCCAACATCAATATAAAAAATTCTTCTTTCTGGTGCTCTAGATAATCTGTAAATTACAAGAGAATCCTCAATCATTCTTAACTGATTGAGTGCTTTTATTGCTTTATGAAGATATGATAGAATAGTACCCTTATTCCTATCAACTAAACCTGAAGTGCAATATGTAATTGAATCTTTTGCAATTTTAACTGATTTTTTAGATCCACCACTAATTGTTCCAGATGGGAAATTTGGAGTAGGGGTATAGATGAAATATTCTTCAATTTCTGGAAAGTTATACTCTTGATCTTGCCCAAAAGATCTTGATAATAAATTTAAATTTCTTGCATCATTTGCATCATTTCCCGTCTTCTTTTCTTGACGGACGTGCTTTATTTTCATTGGGTCAATATATCTCAAATCCTGAATTCCTGCCTCAGGATTTTTTTGGTCAATAACTTTTAAATAAAATAAACGTCCATCAATATACCAATTTCTAAAAATTTCATGGGACTTTTTATCAAAGTCCATGATTTCCTTAATATATTTAAATTCTGCTCTTATAACTTCTTTTAAGCGATCACTAGCATTTAAATTTGTTAATTCGATTTCTACAGGTGAATCATACAAATCACTAACAATTGCTTCATTTACAACACTTTCAATAGCATTATCGCATTCTGGATGCAGTGCCATTTCACGATAACGACGAATTAAATCGTACTCTGTCCTATAGACACCCTCAATATCTACGTATTGTCCATAAAATCCAGATTGAATAAAATGATCAACCCCGTCCTCATTATTAGGAGGAACGGGGGATGCCACAGATTTAGGTTTGTTATCACTGCTTTCAATTGAAAAACCAAAAAGTTTTGCCATCTTATAATTTTGTTAAACTGCTTTTATAACTTATTTAGTTAATATCTTCTCCACCAGCTGCTGGAGAATCACCTTTCATTGCTTCCCACCAGAGAATTTGGAACTCTACTGGAAATTCTTGAATTGTCGATGTTCCATAATCAAGAGTAATAGCACCAATTGAGGTTGGGAAAATATCATAAAAATGATATGCTCTTAAAGTAGAACCATCACGATCGAGTTGATAAACAAATGCATCTGCAGTATAAGCAGTTGGATCTGTTACTCCAGTATTATCAGAAACTCTGTTAATTCTGTTCATCCAGTTTTCAAAAGCAGAACGAATTGCAAAATCAGTATCGTTGATAACTGTTACTGTCCAACTCTCAAAAGTTCTGTCTCCTGCAACTTTTAAAGTTCTTCCTCTAAAAGGTACATCGATTGGTGCAACATTGGATGCTGGAAGATTGGCACCTTTTACTAAAAATCTTGCTTTATCAAGAACATTAGTATCTGCAGGTGCAATATCTGGAAATGAAAGAACCACTTCAAATAAATTGGAACGAGCGCCACCGCCAGTTAACTTACTCTTGAAGTCAGTAATCTTTCTTAACGGAGGTGAATTTAATTGTTGTCTAGTTGCCATGATTGTTTAAACCCCTAAATTAAAAGTTTCCGATTACTTCTTCGAAGTCAACACCAGTCTTGGTGGCAATAAAGTTAAGACCAATGAAGTTAATTGATCTTGCAGGTTTGATATAAATGTCGGCAACAAATTCATTGTTGTCGATTACTGCAGCAGTGTTATTTGTTTCATCACAGATAACAACATAATCAAAAATTCCTCTCTTTGCCTGGACATCACGTAAGAATGGTTCAACAGTATTTACGAAGTTTGTTCTTGTAATCTCATCATTAAATTCAAAGAGAGAATCTTTTGCTGCTTGAGAAATAGCTTCCTCAAGGTAGATAAACAGACGGCGGACGTTTATCCTGTCAAATGCTGACGATTTGCCAAATCCAGTCTTATCACCAAATAGGATAATACCTGCTCCTGGTGAGAAGATTACTGGGTTGATTCTATTTGAATAAAGAACGTCTCTTTGAGTTTTTGATGGGTTGTATGCAAGTTTAACTGCATTCAGAATTGCACCTCTAGAGGTTCCTGCGGGCGAATACCATGCAAAGTTATTGATATCATTACGAGCACAAAGACCAGCAATGTCTCCATTCAGTGGCACATATCTAAATGTATTTGAGAATCTATCATACATGTACTTATATCCACTATCAAATACTGCATAAGTAGATGAGGTTACAGGTGCATAGAATTCCACAACATTATCAGTAATATCTGCAGCAGATCTTACAGTTACATCTGTTTGCACTGAAGTATCAGAAAGTGCTGCCCCTCTGTATGGAGAGATAAATGCGATTGCATCTTTTCTCAATTCTGCAACAGAAATTAGTTTATTTGCAAGTGCTTGTGCATCACTAATGTTATACGCTGCAGATCCCATCAGAAGGAAATCTACCTTGAAGTTTTCAGTATTCTCAAATAAATCGTAACCATCAGAAAGTTCTGCAAGAGATGCAGTTAAAGATCCTGCCGATGTAGTGTTTGCTTGACTATTGTAATTTAAACCACCAACAAGTGTGTTTGTAGAAGCGCCAGCAGCAGCAAATGTAATTCCTTCTGCTTCCTGATTCCAACCAACATCAGACTCAAGATTAAATCCTGTGCTATATCCAGTAGTTACAATACCAGTTGGTGAATTGAGACCGAAGATATACTCGGAGTTGTTTGCAAGATACTTTCTCCAGAAAGATGGATTACCTACTGAGAATTCTGCGTCAGATGCCTTAGATAATGCTAAGTGCTTCTCAAGAATTGTGCCAGCATTTCCAGTTACTGTTCCGAGAGCATCAATAACAACAACATGGACTTCATCGAATCTTGAGTTTCTTGCTGCAGCATATGCAGAAGTGCCAGGTCTTGGAGCAATGTTATTCCAAGAAATGGATGATGTACTTGTTAAACCTAATGTTTGCTGATCAAACCAGTCAAGTCTTGAACTATATGAAGTTGATCCAGTTGCAACCGACTGACCATTTGTGTGGATAGCAACACTTCCAGTGGAAGAGAATGCATAGACACCTGATGGTTGATAGTCAACTTCTGTTTCAGTGCCTGCTGCAGATACATGAGAAAGAACCTTTACATACACATTAGTTCCTGATACCTCAGTAATAATTCCCTTGAGATATCCATCAAGTGTTGAAGTACTTCCTGCTCCAGGAAGTACTCTACCTACTACTGATTGGGTGACACCATATCCAACAGAGATTGTATCAATTTCTGCAGAAGTGCTAACACCAACCAGGATTTGATCTGCTTTAGAGTCGATAATACCAACTTTAATGCCATTTGACCATGAACCTGGATTTCTTGCAGCAACAACTACACCTGCAAGAGTATTTTCATCATATCCTAATGCATTATAATGATCTAAACTATCAATTTTGACACTAGAAGCAGTTCCTACGAATCCATTTCTTAAATCATTATCATTTGCTCTTACAACTCTGAGTGCTCCACCATATGCTAAGTATGATGATGCAGTCAACCAATGCTCATAATGCTTATCTGTTGAGTATGGTTCTCCAAAATTGACTAGTAAATCATTCTCATTTTCCACCAAGGTTGGTGAATCTACAGGTCCTTTGGCAAAAGGTGCTACTATTGCTCCAATTTTATCAGATGAGGGAGTAGTTCTTCCAATGGTTAAATCAATTTCTCTTACTACAATTCCAGGAGATGCTAAATTTAGCGGCATCTTTATTCTCCGTATTACCAGAATTATTCTAAAAGTATTTATAAATTCGCTTATCTATAATCCCACATATAAGACCTATCACCATATTCATCAACATTCCATATTTCTAAACTATTATTTTCATGTTTTGATCCTGCAAATACCCATCGATCTCCAGTTTCTTCATCAATTGTTACACTCATATCTTCCAATCCATCAGAAATAAATCCGAATGGTGCCATATCCTGCTCTATCTGATTTTTTTGCTCTTCATAAATTCTTTTACGAACATCATTATCCGTCATCTCTTTGAAATAGTCCTGTGCTACCAACCAAGAGAAGATTACAAGGCACATTGCCAAATCATCATTACAACCCTCTTCTGCCTCAAAGGAGTTGTGTCTTTGTGCGAATGTAGTTAATTCTGAAATGATATCATAATCTACAGTAAGAAGTTTATCATCTTCCAATAAAGTTTTTAAATTAGAGCATCCTAACTTCTTTACAGCAGCCGTCATTCTCACACCCAACTGCGACTTTTTACCACTAAATCCAGACCCAACAATCTGACCTGCACGACCTCTCATCGCACACATAAGAACGTTATCATATTCTAAATCAAAGTGTAAAATATTTGCTACTTGATCTCCAATATCATTAACTTCAACTAACAACCAAGCATCATTATAACCCTTTGCTACTTCGTGAATGATACTTGGAAATAACATTGGTTTGATTTCATTGTTTCTATACTTTGCTACTACTTTATATGGAAAATTAGTTATATCAAAAACAATAAATGCCGAATAGTCATTTCCCATCCCACGAGCAACATCAACTGTCATTAAGTAATTATTCTCCTCTTTTGGATTTTCATATATGTCTAAACCAGCATTTCTTTTTATAGGATCTTCGTAAACAAGATTTCTGAGTTTTGTTGGATTGATAAGAGTATTTGTAGAACCCAAGAACTCGCAGTTAAATTCCACATTAAACTGTTGTTCAGAAGTGTTGGAAATCGTCTGCTCCTTCCAGGCGGCGTCTCTACCAGGTACTTCAGACCAATGAACATCTGTGGGTACATATTCATTCTTACCCCTCTCAGCGTCATGCCACATGCGGTAGAAGTGATTCATACCGCGTGGAGTAGAAACGATAATTACTTTCGTGCTCTGTCCAGAAGAAATAGTAGGATAAACAGAGGCAAAGAAGTCATCAGCAATGTGATTCGGGATGAAAGCGAACTCGTCAAGAAAGATGACATTATAGGATCCGCCTCGGACAGCAGATGAAGAAGTAGAGTTAGATGAAATTTTGGAGCCATTTTCTAATTCTAGACTACCTTTGTTCCAGGATATAATACCCTGTTGCATCCACTTGGGTAAATTCTCATAAGCAAGTTGTAATCTTCCAAGTAGGTCTCTGGCAGTAGATGCTTTGTTTGCTAGAATAGCTATATTCACATTGTCGTT